TCGTATAGAGATGCCGTTCATGTCGGCTGAACAGATTGAAGAATATAAGAAAGGATTCGATCAGAACGAGTCTGATCAAAATTTTAAGGATTGGGGATAATCCCTTAGAGTCACCCCTAGCCGTACTCCTCACTCCTCTTTTCTATACGGCTAGGGGTATCCATATGGCGGTTTAATTATGGCAGCAAAACCTTCAGTGGTATAACGGGCCTAGACGTCCCGCTGATTTTCTGAGAGTCTACAGGATCGCGTTCCAGACCTTTCGAGAAAAAAAATTTCTCCAGAAAATTTCGTTGCCTCTCTAGGATCGCGTAGAAAAAAATGAGGATGTTATTGATTTCATTGGAAAAAATAATGCATTTTTTTGTGTACATCTGCTTAGAAATAGTTTATAATCTATATACAATGAGAGTAAGGAGAAAAGAGAATGTCTAAATCTAAAATTATTATTACGAAGGATATGACTCAGGCTCAGAGGTTAGCGGTCATTAAGAAGCGAGCTAAGATCGTTCAGAAAAAATTTTCCAAGTCGCGTCGTGTTCGCCTTTCCGAGACCTCCTTTATGGACAAGTATCATGACGGTCAGAATATCAATGCCTGGACGGATGCTCCAAAGTACTTAGACGAGTACTATGGTGATCGTGTACGTGATCAGAATAGCTATGAGTCCGAGGAGGGCTGGAACTAATGGATTACATTGAACAAGTGATTGCCGATTTCATGGAAATTGGTTATACTGAAAAAGAAGCAACCGCCCTTGCATGGGCAAAATTCGTCGAGGCGATATGAAATGACGGGTTTTGAGTTCAATGGTGTATGGATCGAGAATCCTTACCTGTCTGAGTGTGGTCGATTCGAGGTCGATCCAAAGGAATACTATGGAGTTGAGATAGATGAAGAATCCGATAGCTAAGTATCTGATGTGTTCGTACGCTTACTACGTGGAGGACGATCCTTTGATAAGCGATGAGGAGTTCGATCAACTGGCTCAGTTTATTCTTGAGAACTATGACGCCATCGATCATCCACACAAGAGTCTCGTTACGAAGGCTGATCTCGAAGCCGGAACGTATCTTGGTAACTATCCCGCGATTGTAAAAGGAGCCGTACGATCATGGCGCATGCAAGCGAGTCAATAGACACGAAAGGCCATCCATTCGTCGGCGTACAATGGCCGGTGACTGGTAGTAAGGGCGACAAGTATACCGTTACGATGTATGACTACGGGTTTGATTGTAACTGTATCGCCTATCGAAAGTGCAAACATATTAAACAAATTGAAAAAAAGTTGTGTACAAATCAGTAAAAGTATGGTAGAATAATAGAATGAAAAATATGTCGAGTGATAGATTAATGGCTGTTCGCGTCTTTCAAGGCGAGTTGAATCGTATGAAAGCGATTACCGAGGGTCAGTACGATCCTGTCGAAAAGATCGTTCGTCGTTATCTACAGGAAAGAATCAACGATATGACTCGTAAGGGTCATGCGGTAGAGGAAGTAGGGAGTTATCGTTAATTATGACTATGCATCTCGTACGTGGTATGTCTACTATAAATAGCAAGAAGCGTCGTGTCAATCGTAAACCTGGCCAAGCGGCCGCGTTAGCTGCTCACGATAAATGGCTACGAAAGAATGGAGTACATCCTGATCAACTGAAAAAAGAAAGAAAGTGTAGTGGCAACAGTATACCGAACTATAAGTCTACGTGTCAGTCAGTCCCGACGTCAGATACAGTCACAGCCATCCAAGGCAAAAGAGCAGCAAAGTCCTATAGTGGAGATTACATCATCGGACTTGCCACGCTACACAAATCTAACACAGTCCCAGTTGGTCGCGGCGATAGTCCAGAATCGTACTCTCAAATGAGGAGAAACTAATGGTATTAGAATTAAAGAACGAACCATCAAAGAATCCGCGTCTCGAGTACATCGAAATGGGTATGCGTATTCAGATCGACTACATGCCAAAGTCGAAAGAATGGAGATGGTGTCTCGAATCGGATAATAATGGTCCCGTCTACTGGCACACAACCGCAGACAAGCCTTCCTTTGAAGACGTGAAGGCGTACATGCGCAGTAAGGGTTGGGCTGAGCGTTGATCGGTACCACACTAGTGTGCCTTGCGCTGAACGCTTACTGGGAGGCACGTAATCAAGATTATAATGGTATGATTGCGGTGAACCAGGTCGTCATGAATAGAGTAGCGTCTGACATCTATCCTGATACTCCGTGTGATGTAATATTTCAGGGACCACATCGGAAATCATGGAGAGATGAGACAGTCTTGTATCCCGTTCGTGATCGTTGCCAGTTCAGCTGGTACTGCGATGGTAAGTCGGACGAGGTAAGTAAAGAGGATCAAGAGGAAAGAGAAGCTTGGTTTCGAGCCGTTAAGTCCTCATGGGAAGTCTTAGATGGATCACACGACGATCTCGTAGATGGTGCCCTATGGTATCATGCTGACTACGTAGATCCTAAATGGAATAGAAATAAAGAGATCACGTCTATCATAGGCAATCATATATTTTATAAGGATCCTACAGAATGATGGGAAAAGATTTTTGGGAAGATGTTGATATTGATACTCTTCACCTTGAGACACAAATAAAGCAGATGGCAGTAGATCTGATTACCGAGTATGGAGTCAATCTAAGCGAGTCTGATATATTGAGAATAAATGGTGCAAAGGATTCTCAGTCTGATCCAATCAAGCGTGCCTTGCTCATGACTTGTTTGGAGTTCTATATGACTACCGATTATGCACCAAAGCGTATTGAACCCAAGTACGTGCCAAGAAAAAAGTGGTGGCAACTTTGGAAATGAAAGTAGTGTACGTGGATGATATACACGTCAAATGTTCCGGTGAAAATAACGATCATCCAGTTACTTACTATGTTCTAAGAGATGGTGAGGCCATTTGTGGCTATTGCAATATTAAGTTTGTTCTTCGCAACCGATAACGTATATCTCGGCTCTGCTCAATTTATTTTCTAATGAGTGCATTTTTTCCTTTACATTTGCCGAAAAGTATGGTAGAATATATCCAACAATGGAGAACAGTCGAGCGACATAACGCGGTTAAGCCAGTAAACGACTTTAAAATTAAGACGCTGGTGGGAAATTATAGGGCGCCCTCACAAGAAAGACCCACTATTATTATGAGGAGAACATAATGGCTTTAACAGCATTGAAGGGTAAGCGGCTTCCAAAGAAAAAGCAAAGATCAAGAGCTCGTACTGGTGTACTTGGTGCTCCGATCGATAAAGGATTTAACGCCGTAAAAGATTATTTTCATATCGAGATCGATCGTAAGGATCTCATATCACAACACAAGACTTTCGTCAAGAAAAACTTTAGTAAGAAAGATGCAAGGTATATTCTTGCCAATGCTGACTATAAGTTTCTCATGACACACTATGCGGCTACTGCCTTTTGGTACAACACAGGGCAGGAAGTCACGGAAAGATCAGAGTACTGGCGACAGTCTCTGATGGAGAAGCTGGCTGGACTACTTGAAAGTGGAAAAGCGATATATGATGCCAAACAAAAGTTGGAGGTCCTTACGGGCCAACCGCAACTTTCTCCTCAACAGCGGTTACAACGAAAGATCAGTAACACGATAATGCAAGATCTCCTTTCTCTTGAAGACTCGTGGATCGAAGGTGAACAGGCTTCTCTGGATGTTTATCAAGCTTTTGGTAAACATGGGTTAGGTGGTTCCGCCACCATCCCAGTCCGTGAGGTGGTTGAGGGATGGTTACTTGATTATGAGGATGCGTATCACAAACGTTGTGAACAAGCAGTAGAAGGCTATTCTCATCTTAAAAGACCTGAACTCAACCGCCGCATCAAGGAATGTATGGCTATGTTGGCTGATCTAGATCGCATCAAAGCGGCTAAGAAAGCTACACGTAAGTCTGTAAAGAAAACACCATCGCTTGAAAAGCAAATATCTCGAGTCAAGTACAAGAAAGAAGATACCGATTTCAAAGTTGTGTCTATCAATCCTGTACAGATCATTGGTAAGACTCATCTATTATGTTTCAATACAAAGACTCGTAAGTTGATCGAGTACAAGACCGAGTCAACCGATGGTTTTATTATCAGTGGCACAACAATTAAGAACATAAACGGGGAGTCTCGTGCATGGACTTTAAGGAAGCCTATGGATATATTGCCACAAGCACTCAGCTCAACTCCAAAGCAGTTTGAGTCATTGGCTAAAGGAATTACAACCAAACCGTCCGTACCAAACGGGCGACTAAATGAGGATACAATATTGTTGAGGGTATTGAAATGACAATTGAACAAGAGTTCTTGACTAAATCTAAATTTACAAAACTCGTTGAAAAAACAGTTACTGATCTCAAGATTACATACATGGATGCTATACTATATCTTTGTGATAAGAATGATCTTGAACCAGAAGATATGAAAAAGTTTGTCTCACCAATTATTAAAGACAAGCTTGAAGCTGAGGCAATGCAGCTTAATTTCTTGCCAAAACAGAATACGTTAGACTCGGCACTATTCGAGTGAGACGTATATATAAAGGTGTACAACGACGCATGAACGTTGTATAATATACAAATCATATTTCAGCTATACAAGGAAAATATATGTCTTTTGCAAATCTAAAATCCAATCGCGATCAAATCGCAAAACTCATTCAAGCAGCAGATCAAGCAGGTGGTGGCGAAAAGAAAAGCTACGCCGATGATCGTATTTGGAAACCAACAGTCGATAAAGCGGGGAATGGCTATGCAGTACTCCGATTCTTGCCTTCCGGTGAGGGACAAGAATTACCGTGGGTCCGTTACTGGGACCACGGCTTCAAAGGACCAACCGGACTTTGGTATATCGAAAACAGCCTTACATCTATTGGTCAACCTGACCCAGTTGGTGAACTCAACTCACGACTCTGGAACTCAGGCATTGAGTCTGATAAAGACCGAGCCCGTGACCAAAAGCGAAGACTCCACTATGTAGTCAATATGCTTGTTCTTCAGGATCCATCGAATCCAACCAACGAAGGTAAAGTATTCCTTTACAAGTTTGGTAAAAAGATCTTTGATAAGATTATGGATTCAATGCAACCAGAGTTTGCCGATGAATCACCAGTAAATCCATTTGATTTCTGGGAAGGTGCAGACTTTAAACTGAAGATTCGTAATGTTGAAGGTTATCGTAACTACGATAAGTCTGAGTTTGCGGCTCCAACAGCTCTTTACGATGCTGATGATACTAAGTTGGAAGCGGTATATAATCAATTACACGATCTTTCTGAGTTTTCTGATCCAAAGAACTATAAGTCATACGATGAACTAAAAGCAAAACTTGCTCGAGTTCTTGGTGAGGAAGCAGTTGGTGGTGGTGCACCAACGGTAGTTCAAATGAATCAGATGAATGAACCAGCTCCTGCTCCGGTACAACCGGAAACAGCTGAAGATATTCCATCTGAAGACGATGACACTATGTCTTACTTTGCGAGACTTGCAAATGAGGACTGATTATCATAACTTTTATTCTGACGACGGTAGCCGCGAGGCTATCGTCTTCAGGACATCAGATGAAGATGGTTGGTTCGTAGATCTATTGGAGAACGACGAAGTAGTCGAAACTCGTAAGATGGAAACCGATGGTACACTACACAGCGAAAGATACGCTGAGGACTGTGGTGAAAACTGGGTGTTACGTGTATTCTAATTTTGCTATAGATCCAGCAATTGTTGATACGACTCTTCTTGTTCGAGATACTACCGAACCAAGTAGCGTAAAAAGGAATGGTGATTACGTACGTTGGAACGTAACGGATGACATCCTTAAATATTTTGATGGATTGAATTATATAGCAGGAAATATTTACTACCACACCACACCATATGAAGTTCATACCGATGTCTTTACTGATGATATTGGTGTGAACGTATTGATTCCTCTTGAAAGAGAAGGATCACAAAAGTTTATAGTATTCGATCAAACATATCATGGTTCTACAGTATGGAAACCTGGTAACGGTAGAGTAGAACAACGTGAATTGAATACTATATTTCATGGCCGACCATGTGAAACACCCGTTGAAGGATTAACTGGTTTACCGTGTGGACTCGCAAAGTATCTACCAGAGGAAGATCATTTTTATGATGGACTATCTGGGTCCTTGATTGAATGGGAACCAGGCGAAGGATTAGTCTTTCCTTCAATCAATCTACACGCTACAGGTATTATGGAGAGTCCTAAATATGGATTAGCGATGTGGTTTAACAATACAGTAGACGAGATATGCTCTCACTTCGAGATGTCACACTAATCAAAAGAACTTATCCTACGATGCATTGTAGCGATAAAGATTTCTATCTAGAATATACTACACTACAAACACTAAAACCAGAAACCATCTATGAGATGGGTGTAGGTTCTGGTGAATGGATCATGTGTATGCAAGAGTGTTTAGACTACGAACCTTGGTGGATTGGTGTTGAGAACTTTGTCTCAGCTTACTGTGAGGTAGATTATTATGGCCCGCTTCCACGAACTCCATCAGAATTGACGTCTCAGATAGCGATACCTAAGTTTAAACACTATTACACTCACTGGGAACCAATCATACGAGATCAGATACCAGCAGTTGCGTGTAGATTAGATATGAGTTTAAGATCGCAGGATACTTACGACATCATCACTGATCATTGCGATAAGTTGTTTATCGATGATGTCTACAAACCTGACTATAAGTTTCGTTTAGAATTTGCTTTGAATTCAAACATGCAGATATTCTGGGAAGGCGAAAAAGAAGTTTGTCTTACCCAACCGCTCGCCGGCTAAACATAGGATCCTGATTATCAAATGGAGAAGCCATGTTTGCTAGCACCGGTGATGTTTGAACACTATCACCACCCTTTGAACTTTGATCAATCATGTTAACCACTGGCTGTTGACCCATTGCTTGTCTATCCAGATTTTGTCTTTTTACATCTTGTCTGGCAAGCTTACGCTCAAGCCGAGTCATCGGCCGGTCATCGTTTTCAGGAGTAGCTACAGGTGCGGCCGTTGGTTCTCCACCAAACGATTCATCCATAAATCCACCAGAAATAGCTTGCTGTTCTGGTGCTTCCATATCAACTGGTGCATCTGATTCTGTACTGGGTCCACCCTCGGGTTCCTTAAACTTTAGACTTCGTATCTTATCACCAACTGAATCTGGTACTAGTGGTAAGTTTTCAACGAGGGTTGCTATGCCCTCGATCATCCCGTTAACAACTCCTCTTAAGAATCCGACAAAGCTAAAGATAACCTTTTTGATTATATCTTGAAAGCTAAAACTATCAAGTGCTTCTGACGCATTTTCGAATCCCATCTTTTCGAGTATAAACGAAACGGCAGACTTCAATAAGTCAAGTGGCATACCAACAATTGAGTTCAGCAATCCTGTGATCGCACCAGCTAATCCACCAAGGATACCACCTTCTTCAAATCCAGCGATTGCTTCTTTTACCGTGTCAAAGATTGTCATGATAACAGTGAATGGGAAGAACAACCTACCAAGAACACCACCGATTGTTTTAAGAATTGGCATAAAGTTATCTACAATTGTTACTGCACTTTTAATACCATCCATGATTAAATTAAATGGACGTGTTATTGTATTAAATATTCTTGTAAGTATGTTAGCATCACCGGCTGCAGCAAAAAGACCTTCAAACGGAAATACTAGAATGTTTTTAATGCCTGTTACGATTTTACCAAAGACACTATTCTTTAAGAAGTCAAAGATCTCAGTAAAATTAGTTCGAACACCAGCTACTAGTTTTGCTAGTGGTCCTTGTTTGGTAGCGTTAAGTAATCCTGTGAATCGTGCTCTTAAAAAATCTGTAAAGGCATCGATTGTTTTGCCAATACGTGCTAACACTTTATCAAATTTTGTAAGTGCAAATATCTTTCTGAATGAATCAGCTAAGCCTTGTAAAAAACCAATAGTGAACGCAGCGATACCAGCAAGAATCATACCGATATTACTATCTGGTTTTGCGGGCCCAGCATCCTTAGCAGCTGGTGCGGCTTGCGCAGGTCCCTTTTCTCGTAAGGCTTCGAGTAATTTTAAATTTTGCAGCTGCATCATCTTAACCATACCACTCATGGTATTATTCAAACGATCAACCGCTTGAACGACCATGCTGTCGCCAGTGATTACGTTATCATTGGTTGCCTGTAGTGTTTCGTTTACTGCTGCTAAAGTTGCCATTACTTGTTTGCCTCTTGCTTAAGCTTTTCTTCTTGTATATGTTGTAGTAACAGTGCCACGTAAATTTCTCTTTCCCACGGTAACATATTCTCTATCTCGGTCAAACTCCAGTTCCAGTGGGTCATTAGGCTGAAGTTCGTATGGTAGTAATTCTCCAGGTTGTCATGAGATAGAGCTACGATAAAAAAGCTTGCATTCCCTCTAAGTTTATATTGTTTTCATGACCACACTTATTACATGTAAATTCTACAGGATGCGATAAACGTGGTATCTCAGAAACAAATTTATTTATTTTTTCAAATTGATCTGGACTCATTGATTCAATAAATTCTTCTACTTCTTTAGGATCAACATCCTTCATATCGATTCTTTCGTCTGGTGTCTCAACACTCTTAATACAGCTATGTAGTATACTAAACATTTGTTGAGATGTAAGTTCGCCATCACCTATACCAGAGTCAATCATGTCGTTGAAAGATGGATAGTTTAATTCTACAGTAATATCATCTGTTAATTGAACTTTTTCTGTTGTTTTTTCTACGTCAACTTTAATTTGTTCTAAGTTGATTGATAGGTCATTAAACTCGTTACATTCTGAGCATTTCACTCTAACCTGGCTGCTCTCACCCACAGACTTTGATCTCATTTGTAAGAACATATACTCAACGTCGAATGATGTAAGTTGATTCTTGTAAACTTTGTCTTCTATGCAAGCGAGTAGAACATCAAGTATTGACCTAAACATCACCTTGTTGTCGTTACTCTCTGCGGCAATCATCATTGCCTTTTGTTCTTTCACTAGGAAAGGACGGAACCGTACCTTCTTACCAGATGATGGGATAACCATCTCATAGTTTGGTGCAGTATTAAGTTTTGGTAGTGCCATAATTTAATCCTAAAAGTTAACTGAGAATGAAAGCTGGCCAGCTGGCACTCTCTTCCAGTTTGTGTAAGCGATGGATACCGTTGTTTCGGCAAATCCATCTTGTTCATTTGTAAATTCAATTGGTGTCACAGTCGTAGGAAACGCATTGATCAGTTCAACAGCATATGTAGTAACCTGTACGTCTGCTGGTATTCGATTCCCTACCGGCAAAGCCCCGATCGGTAATGGCATTGCTAGTTGATGAATCAATATTCTTTTTTGATATTCTGTTTTATAGTTAGCGGTTTGAGAATCTTCATTAATTGTAAGTTCACGCCAGTTATCAAAGTATCTACGTACAGGTAGCGTAGAAGTTTCTAAGAACGTTAACGTAACATCTTCTACAGCGTAACCATAAGCTACTTTTTCAAACTGCATACCGATACGTTTTTCATGTGTCAGTATCTGCTTGCCAGGTAACTGCGCGGTTCGGCAAAGTATATTCATATTTCTTGCACCAAGGAATCCTACAATACCACCGGCACCAAGAGATGGAAGTGTAACTAGAAACTTATTCGTTCTGGCCAATCCGCCGCCAAACGTTATGGAACTTTTGATTTCAGATATAGAAGCCATTATGCCCTCAGTTTCTTTCGTGTGTCTCTATAAACGGCAGAAGGTCTTGCTTTGTTCCAGTCAGCCGTAGGAAGAAAAGTTGCAACTTCCCATTCGGGTCTATCCACTAAAGCAAATCTACTTCTTACATGCTTGAACAAATAATGCTTCATTGCTGGAGCAATATATTTGTCTGGTATGCCTGTGCCTTCATTCCGTAGAATAACGTCTAAGAGTCTTGCTCTTACCGCTGGTGGTAAGTAATGTAGATTCAATCCATAGAACCCGCCTTTGGCTGGACCCATCATAATAATAAGTGGAAACCCATCGTAGTATGGAAGCTTGTCTTTAGTTTTTGGATCATAGAAATACATGTACATGTTGCCCTGAGGGCCTGTACGAGTAATTGGACGATTCTTTAATTCTAAAGCTTCATCAGCCAATAATTTATTACGTGGAATTCTACCAAGCTCTTGTGCTTTCTGTTGAAACCATCGAATAGATTCTCGAGTACGTGGCGTAACACCAGCACGAAACGCTTCAATCTCTAGATCTCTAAATAAACTATCAGCCATACTCGTATTTATATCTATTTCTTGCGTTTTCTATATGGCTTCAATGGCTTTAATTTACCAGGTACTTTCTTCATTGGCTTCTGCATGATTCCCATCGACACCAAGGTATCCTCGGTCCATATCTGAAACTCCCATTTGCGATCCTTACAAAACGAGTTTGCGGCTTCCCATTTGTTCATGTTTCTTACGTACGTGGCTGCTTCGGTAACGTACTGTCTTTGGTTCTTTCCTGTTTTTCTTGGGACGACCGTTTCTTTTGCTGGTTTGATTTCAACCAAGACCGTTTTGTCTTCGAAGACGATCTTGACGTCGGGAAAATAGCGGTGATACTTTTTATCAACATCGTAATAATATGGTATCACAATCTCTTCTGAAGACCACTTCTTTACTTTCGGGTTCATGTCTAACCATTTGAAAACATCCCTTTCCCACAACGAACGATAGATTACGTTGGTTGGATCACCAGCGTACTTCTTCTTATTCTCTACGATGTATCGTCCTTTGTATGCCATTTTTTGTTATAAATACCAAAAGAGTTATTTAACTATATCTATAGGATATGATATGGCAAAGTTAAGACCTAGTAATAGAGCCGGACAATTAGTTTACCCTGTTGAAAAAAATTCTCGGTACAATACTAAAATAAAATTTCAAGCTGTCCAAATAACACCTCCAACAGTAAGTGGTTTAGGTGTTGCGAATGCTTTTAAGAACGTAGCTGACGCCGCGGTCAACGCTGTAACTGGCCAGCAAGAAGGGCCACCAGGAGCGAGCGGTAAAACAACAGGTGATGATAATCCAGTTAGTAATCTTAAATTTAGAAATATTCCAGGAGAGGTTGCCAACTTGTATGTTCCACTTGGTGGATTTCAAGTTAATGATGGATTTGATTATGCGTCGGCTAGTTTAGGACAACTAGGTGCTGGAGTATCCGCTGCTTTAAATCAAGGTGGTAGTCTAGTTGGAGCTGGAATGAAAGGTTTATCTCAAGCCGGACAATCTGTAGCGGACATGGCTGGTGCTTTCTTTTCGTCTGGTGAAATGGGTAGGGCAGCAACTGTTAGGGCTGCGCAAGCTGTAGGTCCGGCCGGCGGTATCACAGTCAGGGCAACCATGAATCCAAACATACGTACTAACTTCAATGGAGTATCGGTACGTGAATTTACTTTTAATTTCAAATTTATTCCGTGCTCACCACAAGAGTCATTAGCGGTTAAATCAATTATTCAGTTCTTTAGATTTCATGCGTATCCAGAAGAGATTGCGTCGTTTGGTAGTTTTTCTGTAGGATTAGAATATCCAAATATGTTTAAGATTCGATTGTTGTCTGAATCTGGTGATGGCAGGTTCAAAAACATAGGCACACCAATTAAGTTGTCTTATCTTAAAGGAATCAGCACAACATACAATGCAACATCACCAGTTCTTCATAAGGATGGTTCTCCAACTGAAATTGATATGAACCTTACGTTCGTGGAATACAAAGCTCAAACACGTAAAGATATTGAGAATGAAGACAACGACTCATTCTATCACTTTGAAAACGGGCAAGAAGAAGTGGCGGCCGGCCCGGCTGATCAGGGTAGTTCTAACAACAACATAGGCAACGTTAGCGTTGGTGAGGCTGGGAGATAATCATGTCAAACTATTTTAAGTATTTCGATGATGTTGATTACAGATTCGGCGATGAGGCTACAACAACTGTATTTCAAGATATATCGTTGATGTCTACTGTTATAGATCAAGTTTCGGATGGAACATCAGTCTATTCAAAGTACTACGTTCTTCCAGATGAAAGACCAGATCAAGTTTCTCAAAAATTATATGGAAGACCGGACTATCACTGGACTTTTTACATACTGAATCCAGAGCTGCGTGAAAAAAGATGGCCAATGTCGCCAGGTAGAATCTTCACCGTAGCTACTGAAAAATATCCAGGTAAGGTGATTACGACTCGAACTAAACTTACTGATAAGTTTAAAGTAGGTCAAACTCTTACCGGCCAGGTGTCAGAAGCCACAGCCACAATAAAACAAAGAAACCTCGACTTAGGATTATTGCTTTTAGAAAATATTGATGGGACATTTGTTGCTGGTGAAAATGTAAACTCAACAAACTCAGATGGAGTGATTGAAGTGATAGTAGTGAATAGCTTTGTTGAAGAATACAACGCGCCACATCATTATATAAACGCAGCGGGTGATTATGTTGACATAGATCCAGAGGTTGGACCTGGAGGTCTACTGACTGAGAAAACTAACCTGAATCACTTACAAGACTTGAACGAAGCAAACAGCCAAATTAAAGTATTTAGAAAAGATTTTGTAAGAGAAATAGTAAGAGCATTTAGAGAATCAATATAAATGACGCAAAACAATTCAGGGTTTTTACTCTCATCAATTTTATTAATTTCTGAACGATTAACTGAATCGGTCGAACTGAACCGTATTGTGACTGATGTAGAAATTTTTGAGCACATAGAAAAGCCGTATCTTACTGGCAGGATTATGCTAGTCGACGATTCAAGCTTTTATGAGAATGCTGACATACAAGGATCAGAAAGAATACAAATAACGATTGAAAGCGCAGAAGAAGATTCAACACCAATTACTAAAACTTTCTTTGTGTCAAAAGTAGAAAAAATTCAAAAGGTTTCTGACTCTAACGCTCAAACCTTAATGATACATTTAGTTCAAGATGTATTTTATATCTCATCACTAAAAAATATCAATAGGCACTATACTGGAAGTCGATCAAATATCATAGGAAAAATAGCTCAGAATTTTTTGAACAAAAAAGTTTTCTTAACAGGTAAGGATCGATCCGTAATAGAAGTTATTGTTCCAAACCTTCATCCTCTTGAAGCAATGATGTGGTTAAATAGCAAAGCAGTTAGTGCGCGCGGCTATCCCTTTTATCTTTATTCCACACTTGTTGGCGATGATTTTAGAATGGAAAACTTAGGAGACATTCTTTTACGACCAGCTTTAAATGGTGGTAAAGATGAACCTGCGTTTACGATAGCGTCTACAAAAGCACAAGATACTATGAACGTAACTTTACAAAGAAGAATTGTTGAAAACCATAGTATGAACTCACAAGAAAATTTATTAGATTTGATTCGTACAGGATTGATTAGTTCAAATTACGAATATATCGACACTCTTACAGAAAATACAAAGTCATTTAGCTACAACTCGAGAAAAGACTTATTTAAAAAACTGATACAAGATGGAATACTAAATGAAAAGCAAAAGAATCCACAGATTGATTTTGCTGAATTAATTGAAGATAAAACTATTGATAAATTTAAACCATTAACATGTACATATGTAGGTGGTTCAATGGCCTTTAGAGATTCTGATACTGCCGAAGGATTCACACCATTTACATACAACGCATGGAGTAATTCTTATGGTGAATATAAGACTGGAGCTGATTATAAATTAAATGTAATAAGTGCGACAATGGACGCGATCTTAAAAAAGAATCCACTAACAATAAATGTAAAAGGATTAGAATTTATTAAAGGTGACGCTCATAGAACTATTGGAAATAATATTTCTGTAGCGTTTCAATCTACGCATAACAAAGCTCCGAATCTAGTAGATGAAAAAAAATCTGGTGATTATTTGATATATTCAGTAAGACACATGTTTAAGAAAACAGTGGACACATACGACGTTAGTATGAACTGCGTTAAAATTGGTAACTTAAGAAGGGCAGCAAAATAATGCAATACTATGGAGACCAAATTAGATGGTTCATTGGGAACGTAGTTAGCATTGATGATCCATTACAGATGGGTCGTATAAAAGTTAGAATACTTGGTGTACACCAGAATAATGAGACTGAGATTCCATCAGAAAATCTACCGTTTGCTCAAACTGTAGTTCCGATAACTGAAGGTGGAACAAATGGACTTGGAAATATATTAGGAATACAGCCTGGCGCTCGAGTGTTTGGTATCTTCATGGATGGACCAGATTCTCAGCTACCACTTGTCCTTGGTTCTATGCCGAAGTATGAAGACGCATCTGAAGGAGATAGATCAACTGATCAACTTGCACGTGGTACGAACACACTTACTAAAACACCCGATAAAATAACTAGTGAACCAGATCAGCCTTATGCCTCGGTATATCCACATAATAAAGCTACCACTACTACGTCTGGCCATGTAATTGAAATTGATGATACCCCAGACAATGAACGCATTCACATTTTTCATAAGTCAGGATCTTTCGTCGAGATTCATCCTAATGGTGATGTCGTGACTCATACAAAGAATGGATTTAAGACTGTTACTGGTAATGAAAAAATTCATGTAACCGGTGATATGGAAATTGTATGTGATGGTAATTTTAAAGTAACTGCAACAAGGATTGATCTGAACTAATGCCGGCTATAACAAGAGTAGGATTGGATAATCACATCGGCCACGCAAGTCCGACACCGAATCCGTTTCATCAGACACCATACTCATCTGGTTCACCGGACGTATTTGTAAATGGTGCTAAGGCAGTAAGGATTGGAGATGGAACAGCCTGTGGAGATCCAGCAACAGGCGGATCCAGTACGGTGTTTGTGAACGGTATAGGAGTACATAGACAAGGTGATGGCACTGGAGGTCATGGGTCATGGGTACCTAATGCTTCAGCGTCTGGATCACCAGATACATTTGCAGGATAACATGGCAGAACTAGACTCATCAGGATTTACATTTACTACTGTACCAACAAAAGCTGAGACTGAAAGGTTTGAGTACGTAGCGTTCGATTATATCGCAGACAATCCGGGTACAGTGAATGGAGTGTTTTCAAGTTTAATTGGTGTATATTATAATAATGATGGAGAAGAATCATGACAATTACTAAGAGAACAATAAAGGGCAGTGCTCTTACATACGCCGAGATGGATGAAAATTTACGCGATCTTGATAGTGACATGACACTTGACCGTGTTTTAAAGAATGAAGATTCATCAAACCGTTCTTTAACTCTTGGTAGTACTGGAGTTCTTTCTGCTCGTAACATCACAGGTACGGGTGGTACGATTCTTGGGCTGCCGGTGTTAAAACAATATGTGAATTTGACACAAACTCAAACTGCTATTACCGGCAGCGTTTTTAATCTTCAGGTTGGTGCTGCAAACAATCAAGATCATCCTAGGCTAGTTTCAATAATAAAGCCTCAGAGTACGTCAAGCATTTTTAAGATAACGATCGGTGGAATCTTATTCGTAGGCGCTGGTTATATGTACGCTACAGTTGGTAGAGCCATCAACTCAAGTAAGACTGGTTTTAATAATGGAGACGCTCTTTTGAACGTGGCTCATATAAATGCCGGTGGTGACGGTAGTTCTAATGCTAGTTTTGCAATAAGGCACCATAATAACGCACACGTTTGTGGTTCTCATGCAACTCTTTTTGATACACCTAATACTACAAACTACGTAAGATACAGTGTTCTCGT